GCGTATTGATTCCGACAAGGGTAGAGTCTACCAAACACCAAACGGTAAAGCCTACCCTTCCGTCACGTCCGTCACAGGATTGCACGGAAAGGAAGCAATCTTCGCATGGCGAAAACGAGTCGGAGAAGAAGAAGCAAATAGAATCTCCGCCAAAGCTACAAAGCGAGGAACAAGAGTGCACTCACTCTGTGAAGACTTCCTCAACAATAAGTCAGTCGACCCTGACATCTTTGAAGTTGAAACGTGGAATTCAATCGTACCTGAGTTGCGCAGAATAGATAACGTACACTGTCTTGAAACCCAATTATATTCCGATCACCTAAGAGTTGCTGGCACAGTTGATTGTATTGCAGAGTACAATGGGAGAATGTCTGTTATCGATTTTAAGACTTCTAAGAGAGCCAAGTCTCGAGACGACATTCATGGGTATTTTATGCAAACCTCTGCGTACGCGGTAATGTTCGAAGAGCGCACAGGAATCCCCGTAGATAGATTGGTTATTCTTATGACTGTAGACGAACAGCCTGAAGCTTCTGTCTTTATCGAAAAGCGAGATGATTGGATCGAAAGATTCCTTGACTTGCGAGAAGAATACTTCAGAATAAAAGGAAATTGATTGTACAAGTATTTGCGATTGATATATAATAAACCATATTGCTGTATGAAGCAAAGAGAAAAGTGTTCTGGACGCGGGTTCGACTCCCGCCTGGTCCACCAGAAAGAATATTGTAGCGGGTTCGCAAGTATGAGTCGCATTCTAAAGAGTGCCCTTGAACTGGATATAATATTCTTCCTAATGGGCCAGTCATGGTTTCGACAGGGCAAAGAGTAACAGAGTGGACAGCACGGTAATGTGAAAACCGTAGGGTTGGGGGAACTCGGCCGAAGAAGCAAACAAAGTAAACGCAAACGACTCACAGTTCGCATTAGCAGCCTAAACACTGCTTAGGGTTTCGGTAGGTTTCCTCGTAACAGAATAACCTATCACATTTAATCTTAAGGAGAATATTTTGAGAAAACTAACAATCGCAGCCCTATTGGCTATTTCAACATCGGCTTTCGCAGCTGATGTGACTGTTTCTACAGTTCGTGACTATCAATCAGAAAAGGCTGGATATCGCATTGGTACAACTGTTTCTGGTGTAGGACTAAGCGCAACAGTTATTGATAATCAATATAATCGCTATGCAATTGGCAAGGATTTTGATATTGCTAAAGTTGGTCCAGTAGCATTTTCCGCTGGAGTTGCAGGAGTATATCAAGACACTCGAACCGCATCTAAGGTTGATGGATATGGCTTCACTGTTGGTGGCAAAGCTTCATATGCTATCAACAAGAATCTTTCAGTTGTAGCAGGTGTAGAACGATTTACTGGTCAGAAGCGCATTAATGGCTTTGACGGTAACACCGCTACTGTAGGTTTGAACGTAAAGTTCTAATGAATAGGAGTTTATAGGATCTCTTCAAAACCTATTTTTAGTTAGTCTTTACTTGACGATAGCACCCGTTACCAATTTGTAACTTGGACTAAACCGTAAGTGGCGAAGCTGATAAATTTTGTTTTTTTTTTTAATTTTTAATTAATTAAGGGTATTATCATGAAATCACTAATCAGTCTCGTTATCGCTATGTTTGCCGTTTCCTCTTTTGCCGCAGAACCTGCAAAAGCTCCTGCCGCTGGTGCATCAGCCCCAGCTAAAGCCGAAGCTAAGGCAGAGCCTAAGAAAGAAGAGAAAAAGGCAGATAAGAAAGCCGAAGCTAAGAAGTAATAAATAAGTAAGATGGGTTGATGGATCCCAATAAAACCATCATTTTACACACAACACAAAGGAGAAAACTATGTCAAATATGACACCTTTCGAGATTAGACTCGAACTTTTGAAAATGGCTCAAACTATGCTTGAGCAAGATTATTATGGTCAACGAGAGCGAATTTCAAATGACTGGCAAGTCAAAGTGGAAAATGCTCGACACGCAGGAATCGCTCCTCCGGAGCACCCAGGATTCCCAACCTATCCCTCAGAAGCTGACGTTATCGCAAAAGCAGCGACTCTGAATGGATTCGTATCAAACATCCCTCAAGACACTATAAAGACTATTACTAAAAAGTCCACCTGATCGGGATCAGAGGGGGCGTTTGCCTCCTCTTCTACTTTAGGAGACGATATTATGTATAAAAAAATTATTGTAACCAGTGTAGTACTAGCGGCTATATTCTCGGCTTACATATATGGAATATCACATTCCAAGCCATCTGATTTACAAGTAACATTTAATTCATTCACACCAAAGACTCAGAAAGAAGTTAGGTGTCTAGCTGAAAACATTTATTTCGAATCTGCAAATGAACCAGACGTTGGTAAAATTGCAGTAGCATTTGTAACTATCAATAGAACTAGGAATGAACAATTTCCATCTTCTATATGTGAGGTAGTTACTCAAAAAACTAAAAACACTTGTCAGTTCTCTTGGTACTGCCAAGATAGAGAACGTAAGATGTTTCACGACAACGTGTTAGCCCAACGCGGTGATCTTCTATATCAACATATTCTAAATCTAGCATCATTCGTGTATGCTAATGTAGATAAGATTAAGGATCCAACCGATGGAGCTATATTCTATCATGCCGACTACGTAAATCCTAGATGGAAAAATGTCGAGCATAAGACCACTATCGGCCGTCATATATTTTATGTCAAAAAAGGAACAAGCACATGAATTTTCTAAAGATCGATTCCGTTGTAGTTATCTGTGTCACATTGGTTCTACTAGCACTAGTTGGTGGGACTACGCACTACTATGTTAACGATAGAAATCTAATGGCAACAAATATTCAACAAGCTATTTCATCTGGTATCAATCCACTTGCCGTTAGATGCTCGTACGCGCGTACAGATGATGCGGTATGCGTAGCATATTCTTTTTCCGGAGCAAATACACCACTACCTACTCCTAGGAAATGATTGTTACTTAATTCGTAATTAATATATAATAGTACAAACAACATGGAGTATATGATGGCTGACGTTCTTGAACTTGGTAAACCGAAAATCCATTCTAATGGTCAATTTCCACCTAAACCTATTGCGCACCTGCATGAATTCTATTTAAGTGGAGAGATTGAAGAAGCTGATACGTATATGGAATGGTTTGATTTAATTCGCCATGCCGAAGAAACAGACATTGTAAAGATTTACATTAATTCACCAGGTGGTGATCTATTCACGGCTATTCAATTTATGCGAGTGCTTGGTGAAAGTGAAGCAACTATTATAGCCTCTGTTGAAGGTGCATGTTGCTCTGCTGCAACTATGGTTTTCTTGTGCGCTGATAACTTTGAAGTAACTCCTCATTCAGTATTCATGTTTCACAACTATTCCGCTGGTGTCTTTGGAAAAGGTGGTGAGATGTTTGACCAACTTCAACATGAGAGAAAATGGTCTGCGCGCCTGATGAATGAGATTTATAAAGATTTTATGACCGAGCAAGAAATTAAATCTATGCTCGAGAATAAGGACATCTGGATGGATGGTGAAGAGGTAGTAAAAAGACTTGAAAAAAGACTTATCATTAGATCCCAAGAACTTTCTAAATCTGCAGATGCTAAGAGAACGCCTAGGAAAAGAGCTGCTTCAAAGAAGACTATTAAGAAAAAGGCTGAATAGCCCTGTACAAATATTCGTCTATTTGATATAATAATACTATCCGGCGTTCGTATAATGGATAATACAGGGGTCTTCTAAGCCCCGAATATGGGTTCGATTCCTGTACGCCGGACCAGCCCTGTACAAATATTCGTCTTTGAGGTATAATATATCATGAGCAATGTTCACTTTCAACGCAAGGTTGCTGCCGATGAGCTATGGGATACTCTATTCTTTGCGACTGGTGCAACGCCAGTCAAGCAAAAAACTCCTGACTTTCGTACTCTCGAAGTTCCTGGTATCAAAGTCAAAATTATGAATTTCCGCAATATCACCGTCAATGGTGACAAGTGCCGTTCTGTAAGCGAAGCCAAGTACGTCGTTCAGGATATCATATCATGATCTATACATCAATCCCCAAACGTAAGCCCAAGAAACCTACTGCTGCTCAGCGTCAACTAGCTGCAGAGTGGGAAGCTATTCAGCGCAAGTATGCGCCTAAGAAAGCATTGAAGGATACTTCTACTTTCACTTACAAGTTGTCACCTCCTCCGGGTAGATCTACAACTAGTCATATTCCAAGTCGTGACACCGGTCAAGGCATTGGTTCTTCAAAACCAACTATGAAATACACTGGTACTAAGATGATTGGCATTGGCACTCTTCACAAGTCAAACGCAGTTCCTGTCTTTAGCGACGAAGAAGCTATCGACATGGCTAAAATGCGTCGTGGGTAATTTACTTAAATACATAACTAGTATATAATAACACATGAACAGAAAACAAATCGAATCACAAATCGTTATGGCGCACACCTTTAACGATAAATCTCAGATTCAAAAAATCTATATCGATCTAATCAACTATCGAAGCAAACTCGATCGCTGGTTTAATAAGTACCTTGATATGTTTGACGAGAAGATGAATGAATCTAAGTCGACTGATCCTGTGTGGAGGCTATACAATGCAAAGTCTGAAGAATACTCAGATGTAAATATGACTATTCGAACAGCTGAATACTATCTAAAGAAACCATAATATGTTCAAAGGCGCATCAGCATTCTCTCTTCATATCGAAGAGATGGCAAACAAAAACAGGATGTCACACATGGATGCAGTACTCAAGTACTGCCAGGAAAACTTCCTCGAGCCAGATGACATCAAACATCTTATCAACAAACCATTAAAAGATAAAATTCAAGTGGATATGAGAGAGGCTAATTTGCTACCAAAGCAAGCAACACTAGACGTTTAGGAGGCTAGTATGAGCGACGAACGTTCGAAGAAGAAACACAGCAAGCGTCTTTATGATGATGAAGTACACATTGAGAAACAAGTTAAAATAGCAAAAGCATATGGTATTCCTGTTAAAGAACCTCATAAGCTACACAAACATCATGTACTAGACTGCGGTAATCCTAAGTGTATTATGTGTTCTAATCCTAGAAAAACATTTAAAGAATTGACTATGCAAGAACAATCTTTCAAACAAACGGAGAAATGGGATGAATGAGGACGAACCAGAAGATTCAGAATTTGATGCAGATGCTTCATTCACTATCAATTACAAAAACATAGCTTCTGACAAAAGTATGTCGCGTTTAGTTCGATGTATGGCGATTGACATCATGGAAAACCCATATACCTCTATCGGTGAATTCTTCGAGAAGCTCACGGATGATGAAGTACAGGATTTGGTTGAAAGATGTGAGGACACTGACAATCCTCAATTTGCTGAGATCGTTCTAATGGCAGAGATGCTTGCAGTTGCAGAAGGTCTAGATCAAGGCAATGAAGATACCATTCACATGCGTACCAATCAGTTCTGTGTTCTTATCGCGTGTGAGTCGTTGGGAAGAAAAGGACTAGCGAAAGTATTTCGTGAAAACATGTCTTTCGGTGAAGACATGGGCGATAAGATAGTAGCTATAAGAAAATGAAACTTATATGTGATGATGTTAATCAAGTCTATTACTATATAGACGAGGAAGATGGAAAACACCTAAGTCCTCACTTTGATTATGAAGATGATGCGGTGCAATGGTACAATAATATTGTTGAGTATGTAAAGAATATAAATGATTGATGCTTTCCGCACATACAAATTGTTTATGGCCATAAAATTACACTTTACTACCGATAGGTATGATGTGTTTGAAGCAGACGGCAGAGTGTCAGGGTCTAGAGAAACTTTTGAAAAAAGAAATGATAGATTCCTATTTGAAAAGATAGGACGTAAATTTAACGAACCAAGACAACTGATTGAATATTTTGTTGCAAATTTTGCGTATGGTAACACCGGAGTTATATACTCCTCAGAATCAGATCAGTATTATGATACTTGGGTATCTCGTAAAGAATCTAGAAGTCACCTATTCAAGCAACAGTTAAACGAAATAGGTCGGCATTTAGAACAGTCTAAGCTAAGGTATGAAAATCTATTTCTTATAGATAATAATGTACC